ATTCACGTTTCAATGATACTTACATCACAGGGGTACAGTTCTTCGGCAATGAATCCTTAGAATCAGTTAAACTATTCGGCTATAAAGAAGTTGATTGGACTGAGTCAGGTAAATCATTCAAAGTAAAGATTGAAACTCCTGTAATGCATCTTACGAGGTCTGAGCATAACTTATATCCATTGACAGTTCAATTGGATGAGCAAATATCAGATTTAGTATCCGGAGTTGATGCTTGGTTAGAAAAGGGCGAGACAATGACTAAAAAACAACAAGAGTTAGAACTTAACTAGAAACAATTAATTAATTTAATCACATTCTACTACGAATCTAATGTGAAAGGAAGGCAATCAGAAATGGTTGTCTTTTTTTTATTTACATTTGTATCAGCATTAACCAATTCAGGTAATGACTAATAAGAAAAAACAATGAAAAGTAAAATCACAATTCACACAGGATCAAACTACAAACCATGTATTAAGGTTGTAGAGGCTTCAACTCATTGGTTAAATGAGAATGACCAAGAAGATGTAAGAGACAGATTAGTCAAAGGCTTTAGAGATCAGCTAAATCACATCTCAAATACCGCTACAATAATCATGGAAGGAAATTATGAATACAATATTCTTCCTGTAGAAGACGAAATAAGGTATTTTAATGACACTATACGTCAAAAGTATATATCTGACTATTCTTATAAAGAAAGACTTATAGAACTTGCCAATTATATCTTAGATACAATCGAAATCCCAGTTCCGACAAAGTAGAGTAAGTAAACAATTATAAAAACATATAAAACAATGGCAAAGCAACAACCAATTAAGAAATCAAGCGATACTACGAAGGTTCAGCCTAGATATGTAGTTACACCAAGTGATAAAAAGAAGATGGCTCAGGTGAACTCATATGGGTCTACTAGTTCGCTTAACAAAAGCGATACCACAAAGCTTAAAAACCAAGCAAACGTAAGGTCAGACCAATCACTTCAAAAAAGAAATGCAGAAAGAGTGATGTTAGAAAAGAAAAAACCTCTTCCAAAACCTACACCAACATTAACAGCAAAAGACCTTCCAAAGAAGAAATAAAGATATGTTAAACAGTTAGTCCTCATGCAGAGATGTACGGGACACTGTTAGTTATTAAGCTATCTTATTAGCTTTTAGACCGCCCAGATTTGGTACTCTGTGGCGGTCTTCCTTTTTATTTTAAAATATTTTCAGTTTGCTATTGTAATTATAAATAATAACTCTACCTTTGAGTCATGAATGGATTACTAAAGACAAAAGTAGAGGACTCAGGGTTTAAGAAATCTTACCTCGCAGAAAAAATAGGAGTAAAACCTAATTACTTTTACATGTGTATGAAAGGCACAAGATTCCTTTCGAAACAAAAAGAAGATTTACTTAGAGAAATTCTAAAATAGCATTTCTCGGCAAATTTTAGTTTTAAAAATAATAACAATAGGCAATAATATGAAAAAAGAAGAATTAAGAAAAGAAAAATTAGATCTACTAATAAAAAGTTCAAATAGTAGTAAGTTAATAGAAATTAGAACTTACTTGAAGCAAGTATATGGTGAGTTACTTATGGGCTCAGCAATAAAAAATGATAGAGATATTTATTCCGATTTAATAAAGCAATTGGATAATGCTATTCTGGACAAATTATTAGGAGGAGAATAATGTCAGGTAAAATCATAAATAAGAGAAAAAATAACTTTACAATTATCCCTAATGAAATAATCAAAGCCAAGGATTTGACATGGAAAGCAAAAGGCCTTATGTGTTACTTATTAAGTTTATCAGATGATTGGGATATTCATAAAAGTGATTTAGCAAATAGATCACTTGATGGTTATGAATCGATGCTTAGTGGATGGAATGAGCTAGAAAAACTAGGCTATATACACTCGATAAGAGTCAAGGAGAATAACCTTTTTAAGGGGTATAACTACATTGTAAATGAGTCTAGGGTGTCTCACCGTGCTCCGGGTTTTACCGAGCCGGGATTTACAGAACAGGGAAACCCGGAGCTAATAAATACCTCTAGTAAACAAGTACCTCTTTTATTAGATACTAACGTATCTAATTGTATTTTCACTTTTGAAGACTTTTGGAAAATATATCCTGTAAAGAAGGCTAAACTAAAGTGCAAGCAAAAGTGGAACAAATTATCCAAGGAAGATATAAACCTAATTTTTACAACTATTTCAAAATTTGTTTCTGAAAAGCCATTTGCGAATTATAATCATCCATATCCTATGACTTATTTAAATAGTAAAGTTTGGACAGATGTGGAAAGTGAAAATCAATCAACAGAAGATTCAGGACAAGATATAGGAGATTTATATGCAGAAGTTAGGGGATTCTAAAATACAGTTCATGCCGGTATTGGAGAACAAGCGTCCAATACATAAGCAATGGGAACAAACAAAAAAGGAATATGATTTTACCAATGCGAAAGGTTATGGATTAGTTTGCGGAGAAATTAGTGGAGGAATTGAGGCAATTGACATCGACAGCAAATATGATTTAACAGGAACTCTATTTAATGACTATAAAAAAGCTATTCATAAAATTGATCCAAAGCTGCTTTCCCTTTTAGTTGTTCAGAAGACAGTTAGCGGGGGGTATCACTTCATTTATGCTTGTGATTACATTGAGGGGAATAAAAAATTAGCTGAGCGGGAAACGACTCATGAGGAAAGACATAACACATATGTTAAGACCCTAGAACATGAACTTGCCCAAAATAAAACCGAAAAAGAAGCTAAAGCAATAGCTGATAATGCTAGTAAAAATGATAAAGTAAGAGTTTTACTAGAAACAAGAGGAGAGAAAGGATTTATAGTTTGTTCTCCAACTAAAGGATATGAGCTAATACATGGAGATTTTTTCAATCTAAAGAGAATATCAGTTGAACAGAGAAATATTCTAATAAATGTTGCTTATAGCTTCAATGAAGTTTTAAAAGATGCTCCGGTTCATAAGGAGATACAAAAAAAGGATTATAAGGGCTTATCACCTTGTGATGATTATAACCAAAGAGGAGATGTAGTATCATTGCTAGAGAATCATGGGTGGATTATTGTTGGTAGGAAAGGGTCTAAGATTTTATTTAAAAGACCCGGGGATACAAAAGCTGAACATTCTGGAAATTATGATACAGAGAAGCATTGGTTTAGTGTATTTTCAACTTCAACTGAGTTCCAAGCTCAGACTCCATATCTACCCTATGCAGTGTTTTGCGTTTTAAGCAACAAATCAGACTACACAAGCCTTCCAAATGTTTTATATGACCTTGGGTATGGAGAAAGAATTGAAGTCATTAGAGAGAACCGTATAGAGATTCCTTCTTCAATTGACATGAGTAATGATGAGATTGATTTTATAGCAACCGATGAAGAAGACGAAGAATATCTTGAACAATGGAGGAATGGAACTTTTCAAAAAGGACAGAAAACGAATTTTGAAGACTTGGATAAGCATTTCTTATTTAAAGAAGGAAACTTAGTCATTGTCAATGGTATTGATAACGTTGGAAAGTCTACAGTAATTTGGTATCTGGCAATGTTAGCTTCATTGTTTCATGGTTGGCATTGGATAATTTACAGCTCTGAAAACAAAACAGGAGCAGTTAGACGGAAATTAATTGAGTTCTATTGGTGTAAGCCTATAGCGAAAATGACAGAAGAAGAGTATAGGAAAGCCAGGACTTATGTAAAGGACCATTTTACAATCATTAAAACAAAAGAGAGCTTGTATAATTACAAAGATATGATGAACATGATTGTTAAACTTTGTAAAAAGAAAAAATACAAAGGCGTAATGATTGATCCCTATAACTCTTTGAGAATAGATGTTCCTTCGAAGTCAAAACAGAGTACTTATGAGTATCACTATGAAGCAGCAAGTATTCTACAAGTCTTTGGCAAGAATAATAACATCTCAATTTACCTTAACTGCCATGTTGGAACTATTGGAGCAAGAAAGAAAGACCACAAAGGGCATACTCTTCCTCCTCAAAAGGAAGATACGGAAATGGGTGTTATGTTCGCTAACAAAGCTGATGAGTTCTTAACAATACACAGATATACTCAGAAAGCAGATGAGTTTTTATTTACTGAAATCCATGTGAGAAAAGTAAAGGAGGTAGAAACCGGAGGTAGCGTGACGTTATTAGATAAACCTTTCAAGATGATGATGGTTGCAGGATTTACAGGCTTTTTAAGCAAGGATAAAAAAGAAAACCCTATCCATAGTTTTCACGGAATAACATATGAACCACCCAAGATG